CTGTCTAAATGGTCGACAAAAGCATCAACTTGATAATCAACAGGATTAGTTAAACCCTCATTGTCAGTCATGTTGTTGATACCGTTCTGCCATCTTTCAAACGCATTTCTTAGTTTGAAATCTGTGTCATTTAGTACAGTTATAGCCCAATCTTCAAATGTTCTATCTCCAGCGATTTTAATTTGTCTGCCACGGAAAGGAACATTAATGTTACCTACTACCATTGCAGGAATTGTAGTCGCTCTACATAAAAAAGCTAAGTCTTCGATTTCACCGCCAACAGCTGCATATCCAGGAAAAGGCATAGTTACCTTAAACTGGTTAGCTCTAGCGCCGCCACCTGCAAGTTTAGCTTTGAAGTCGTTAATGTTTGCCATTTTTTATCTCCTTCTTAACCTGCTACTTCGTCAAACGAAACGCCAGTTCTAGTTGCAACGAATTGTAATGTAATAAAGTTGATACTTCTTGCTGGTTTAATGAAAATCTCAGCAACAAATTCATTTCTATCAATTACTTCGCCTGTGTTGTTAGTTTCATCACACACTACTAAAAAGTCTGTGATACCTCTACGACCTTGTACCTCTCTTAGGAAAGGCTCTACAATGTTTCTAAAGTTCGCTCTTGTAAATTCATCATTGAATTCAAACAATTGGAATTTAGAAGCAGTTGAAATTGCCTTCTCTAAAGTGATAAACAGTCTTCTTACATTGATTCTATCAAATGCACTTGGTGAAGATAAACCAGTTTTATCGCCAAATAAAACAGTTCCTTGACCTGGGAAGGTAGAAACAGGATTTACTCTCTTAGGATATAATTGGTCTCTTTGTGCTTTTGTAGGATTGTAAGCAAGTTTAACTGCGCCTCTAATTGTACCTCTATTGAAGCCTGCTGGTGAATACCAAGCATCTGCAATAAGGTCAGTTCTAGCCGCTAGACCTGCCATATCACCGTTTAACGGTACATATCTGTAAACATCATTGTATCTGTCGTACATATACTTGTAACCAGAATCAAATACAACATAACTTGATGAACGAATGTTATCAAAGAAATCCATAACATTTGTTGTTTGTGTGTTTGAGTTAGTTACATTAACAACATCTGCTCTTTGTGGAGAAGCAAATACAACTGCATCTTTTCTTTCTTCTGCAATTGTAATTAAGTTGTCAACATGAGTTGTACTACCAGAAGGACCAGCAATGATTAAACCTACATCTACAGTTTCGCCATCTTCAAACTTCTCGTAAGCAGTTTTTAATTGACCTGTAGTTACAGTTGAACCATTTGAACCACCAGCCATTGAGTCATTAGTTGGTGTATCTACAGCTGTGTAAGTTGTACCTGAAGCTGCGTTACCCCAATTTGAACCGCTTGAGTTGTGGTCTGTCCACCAAATGTACTTAGATTTGTTTTTAATTACATTTGGATAATAGTTGTCATCTCCTTGTGGAGTTTTTGCATCAGAAGCTTTTGATACTTTTGAAAAAGTTTCTAATACTGTACCAGGAACACCTGAAATACCACCGTCTTCGTCAATGACTACAATGTGTATCTCATCATTAGCACCGTTTCTAGTTGAAACATAGCTTGAAGTTCCAGGAGCACCATCTACTGAATCGTAGTATCTCCATCTTCTTTTGATTGAAGCATTGTCAACAAAAGCAGTTTTAAGACCGCCAGCACCTCTAGGATGTTGAACGATTGTTAAATCATTTGTTGAAATTGCTGTTACTCTATATTTTTCTCCTGAGTCAAAATCTGAACCAGAAGCAGTAGTTGAAAATTCAATGATGTCGCCAACATTGAAATCTGTGCCATCATCAACAGTTACAGTTGTATCTCCAACTGCTAATGTGTCATCTACTAAGCTTGTTGTTGTTTCTTCATAAGCGGTTGCTGAAGGACAAGTAGAAACAAGTAAGTTATTACCGTAAGTACCTGCGCTTCTAGCTGCAAAAGTCGCTGAGCCAGCCGAACCACCTGAAGCATAGTTATTTTCGTAATCATCCACATTTTTAATCAACACACCAGTAGATGATGTAGTTGCATTAACGGCAGATGTTTGGGTAGCTCGCACCACTCTAAGAGCGTTAGAATATTGTAAGAAGTTGGCAGCGCTGAACCAATACTCAAAGTTATTTGAGTCAGGTTTGCCAAAGGTATCTACTAATTCTTGTTCGCTAGATATTGCTACGATTTCATCCAATGGACCGTTGTTCGCCACAATAGCGACAGCACCGATTGAAGTTGACACCGCAGGAATGATTCTAGTTAAATCTCTTTCCTGGACGAGAACACCTGGTGATACTTGAAATGCCATAGGTTTTCTCCTTTAATTAGCTAATTATTTCCTAATATCATAATTTGTATTTCAATATTCGTATTATTCATACGCCCATATTCAAACTTATTCACTTGTAGATATTTATAATATACGCAAACTACACATTTACCAACCCTTACGAATATCAACAGGATGCCAAACTGTACCATATTCATCTACTTCGGATTTTTCGTGGTCTGGTGTACCATCATCTATAAAACCAAATGGCGCCATATCTTGTTCAATTAATGCTTGTTGTTCTTCATATAATTGATTTCGAATATTTGAGTTAGATAATTCTTTAAAGTATTGTTGGTTTGATAACCAGCCAAATATGACTAAACACATCATAAGGTCATCATTACACCCGTCCTCCGCCATCCAGGAGTTACCACGCCTACTAAAAGTTGACATCTCCTCTATGAGTTGAAAGTCATTTAATATCATTTTATCTGATTCAATAAGTGTTTTTGCACTTTGACAACCTAGGGCTTTTACTTGTTTTGTCATACGAACACCAATAGATGTACCTCTACCACTAAACATTGCACCTAAAACTTGACCTGCTCGGCCTCTTTGTGTGGTCATCATCATATTATCATATTCTAATTCCATGTGCATAATTTCAGATACCTGTTGTCCTATATCGTTAACTTCTACTAACACATGAGCGTGATTATAACCTTTACATACTTGTTCTACAATACTTGGAAATACATGAGGTTTAATTTCATTATTTTTATATGTACAGACTACTTCATATGGTATTTTTGTAACATCAAATATTACAAACGCTGAATAGTCTTTACCTGTTCCACGAGCCACATCAACTGTACAAGTATATAATCTGTCTTTTTCTGGCCGTTTGAACATCTGTAGTCCGTTTTTACTCTCTATCGCCGGTATGTAAGGGGTCGCTTTAATTTTTGCCGGCGATATAAGAGTGTCAACCGAACCTAAAAACTCACATTCAAATTCTTGTTGAAACTGCTCAGGTGAGGTGTTTCGTATGGTCGTTTCTTTCCATTTTTCATCTCTACCAGGAACTTCTGACCAATGTACTTCGATTGGCACATAATCATTTTGTTTATTAATTGCATCAATCCATAACTTGTAATACATATTCATACCGTGTGGTGTTGATACAATAATCATCTTTGTATTTTTACCTGATGAGATTGTAGGATAAACTGAACTAAAAAACATTTCGGCAATATTGGCCGGTACGAAAGCAAACTCATCTAAGAAAATAATATTAAATGAACCACCTCGAATTGCACTTGAAGATGTGGCAGCTGCAACAATGGTAGATTTGTTTTCTAACTCAATGTTACCTTTGTTCCAGTTAATTACTCCTTGTTGCATCCATTTTGGAAGATTCTCATATGCGAGTTGCAATCTTCCGAGAATATCTCTTGCTGTAGATGATTTGTTTGCCAATATAGCAATATTAGAATTAGGATTAAATAACGCATAGTGAAGTAGATATGAAATTGTTGTAGTAGATTTACCTGACTGTCTTGGTAGTTTACAGATAGTAAATCGGTTATCGTGTATGGTTCTTACAATATGTTTTTGAAAGTCCCACATTTTAAATGGTACTAGGCCTTCATCAAGTGAAACCACCTGAACATAATTCACCATAAAATAAATTGGGTCTTTTTCACACTTTTGATATTCTTTAATTTCTTCTTTAGAGAATTCAACTGGTGTGTTGACCTTTTTTAAATTGGGATTTCCTAAGTATGCGTCACTCATTTATTATTATACCTTCTATATGCGTGTACCCTAATTTAATGGCAGCCTGTATTCTACTGCTACCTTTATGTACTGCATATCTATGTTCATTGTAAGGTTGATTTGCAGCTCCCATACGAGGAGTTTCAGATATTTCTTTTTGTAGTATCTCTATTGGATTTATCATTTCTTCGCCGTCTAAAATGGCCTGCAATGCAAGTCCATTTTTAACATAGTTTAAATCACTTATCTGAAATATCTTTTTCTTTTGATTCTGTAGCTTTGCCTTCAATAACTTTGTCATCATTTTTTAACATCTTTTGTAATTCGGCAGTAGAACCTACAAACAATGCGTTCTTAATATTTGCATTGGCTGTTTTAGGTACTTCTTTTAAATCTTTTAATTTCTTTTGTAAATCTTGTAGTTTATCTACTGTATCAGCCACATTTTTAATTAATGCACCTGCAACTTCATAAGCTCTTGGATGTTGGCCTTCTCTTGCCACTTCTAAGATACCATCAATGGCTTCTTGTCCTCTTTCAATAAGATTATAATAGTTTTCTCTACTATATTTGTAATCATTATCTACATCAGGAGATTTTTCATCTTCTTTACGAGGCACCGGCGCCTTAAACTCTTTCTTTTCTTCTGGAGTTTTAGCCGGTTCTAAACCTAAGATTTCATTTACTTTATTTTCTAAACTCATAATACTATTTATTAATTTAATTTAAGTCTTCATCTGGATGAATAAACACAGTATTTAAAATTAATCTAAAATCTTTATCGAAAGGATTTGAACTTGTGTGATAATGACCATCAGAAACTACCATTCTTCCAAACTTAGGTTTTACTCTGGCTATTTCTGTTAACTTAGCATTAGTATTGATAGTAAAATCTCTTTCTTTAAAGAATACAGTATCACCATCACTATCACTTAAATAAAGTATAATTGATATATGTCTTTTAGGTTCATCTATATGAGGTATATTATAAAATTTATTTTTTTCCTTTATATATGGAGATTTCATTAACAAATTTAGTTTCATTCTATCTAAAACATAATTTTTATAATCAGGAAAATGTTTATTAAAAGCTGTTGTAACCATAGGTACTAAATGAGGATATGCTTCAGAATTAGCAAATGTACCTTTTACTCTTTCTCTATGTTGAACTACTACAGCGTGTACCCATTGAAGTGTATTAATTGAATTTTCAGTTTTTAAAGTACCAAAAGCTTTATCTCTTTTTGAAATTGATGCTACATCATCTTTTGAAATATCTTTAGACATATAAAAAGGAAAATTAACATGGTTAAAATCAAATAAATTTCCTGTTTTAAAATTTATCAAATTACATTCATTTAGTGTCGAACAAAAATATTTTTCATCAAAAACATTATCTAATACTTTAATCATTTAAAACTCCGTTCAATTATCAAACATCTTCATCAGTCGTTACATTATAACTTTTTCCGTCTTCAAAAAATGTTATAGTTGTTGTAAAACCAAAGTCATCATCCGCATCTGCACTTGTCGGATTAGGTACTACAGTAATTCTTTCTTCTCTAGCTGATGTTGTATTAGTATCCGTATATAAATCAGCCTGAGTTTCTTTAATAACTTTCTGTGTTTGAGCTGGACCGTATAAGTAAGTCTTCGCTGTAAAATTCAATGTATATATCACAGCTCGTCTAGTTGTAAAGTCACCACTATAACTATCTTCGTAGTTAACAGTATTTAGTACAATAGGAACATCTCTTTTTATATTCAATTCTGGTACTTGATTAATTGTAACTGTATAATCAGGTTGAAAATATGGTAAAATCTGTTCAACAATTTGTAAGCCACTTTCAGCAGTCGCTGTAAAAATATATAGACTATAATCTATATTATAAGGTACTGGTGTGTAATTATAATTCATTACTTTACCGTCATCACCAGATTGTACTGTTCTAAATTTTTGGGTTTTTGTTAACTTACGACTTGAATCATAAGAAATACCTGTAATCTCAAAACTCATTCTTGGTAATGTGATTGCAAATTCTCTTTCATCCAAATTAGGTTTTTGGTCTAATCTAACTAAAAACTTTTCTTTAGGTGCATATGCAAGAGGCACTCGAATAGATTGAACAACATTATTTGAACTATCTGTTCTTTTAATTTGTATGTTATTAAAAAGTTGACCAAAAGCAATGGTCATCTTTCTCATACTTTCGTTATAAAAATATCCAAACATTATCCGAAGTCAACCTCTCCAAAAGGATTTCTTTCTGTGAAATCTAATATATCATCAGCCGTATCTGCTGTGTTAAATCCGGCCTCATTGTCTAAATCTAAATTATCTGCATATGGCGATTGTGTTTGTATTGCATAAGTTTCAAGTAAGAAGAAATTACTATCACCACTTGCACTATCATTTTCTAATAATAAAGAACCTGATTCTGCTTCAAGTGTAACTTGATGTGCTAATTGGTCTAATGTGTATTGGTCTTCAGCACTATCAATATCTGTAACACCTGTATTTAATCTTTCTGAACTGTATTCCCACCTTCTTGCTCTTAATTTATAAACAGGTAAATTGCCTAATTGAAAGAACGGCTCTTGGTCTTCTACAAAACTAATTTCAAAAAATGAATTCATTAATGGGTAGTAAATAATATCGCCTTCGTTAGGTCTACCCTCTTTAATCATTGTATGGTTCGAATCAACGGCATTATTCCATCTCCTTTTAGATAAAACAAATGTTGTGTCTTCTCTAATTTCTAAACCGAATTTATTAATTAATTCTCTTTCGCCACTAAAGCCATCACTTGTTTCAACATACATTTCAATTAAATATGAATCATCAAATTTAGAAAGTGTGTCTTCGCCTAATATTAAATCTTGGTTGACTAAAGTACGAGGTAGGTAATATACATCATGTCCGTATATTTTTAATCCTTCAATGATTAAATCTTCATGTAGTCTTTGTTCATTGGTATTGCCAATGCCGTTTCCGTTTTGAAAAAAGTGATTAACGGCCATGGCATTATCCTATCATCATTGCTGGATTTAACTCAAATGTGCTTCTAATTTCCGTTTCTAGTTTTTCAATATCTTGTAAAGCTTCGGAGAATATTTGTTGGCCGTTTAATGTTACACCACCAACCATAGCAACACCATTGAATTTAGATAAATTTGCTCCCCATTGTTTTTTAAATAAGGCAGTTGTATATCTTTTTAAGTAAATGTCATTATAAACATCTGTATAATTTTCTGGATCCAATTTTCTATAACATTCAATTACCAAATATTCATCTGTAGTTAAATCGTTTGTCCAGTCCATATCAATGTATAATCTGTTATCGTGTTGATTAAAACGAATTGGTTTTTCACCAACTAAAACATGGTCTAAGAAATCTAAGTGTCTTAATACTACATCATAGTTTATAATACTTGTTGATGAGAAATCATAAAGGTCATTTAATCTTAATTGGTATCTAACATCAAATAAGTTTAGATTACCTTTATCTGAAAAAGGAAAAATATTAATTACTGAAATAATTGATTCTGGTACGACCAAAAAGTTATTGTCTTCATACCAAGTAGTTGATACTGAATTCTTTGTTGCTGTTTCTGAACTAGGATTAATAGCGGCCAAACGAGTCTTATCGGCTGAAGTCAACTTATATTTTAAGTATGTTCTTCTAATACCGTCATAGTGATATTGTGCGAAATATTGTAATGCCTCATCAATTCTGTCTTCTAGTTGGTCATCACTAGCATTGACTTCGATAACAGGCTTACCTAAATTTCGTAAGCAATATTGTTTTAGTGTTTCTCTACTTGTTGGATTCGCCATTCTATAACCCTTGTTTTACCTTTTCAGGTATATTTATAATAAAAAATTAGTGTTATCCTAACGCAACAGCTTGGGCAATAGCAAATGGTCTTGTAGCGACTGATACGCTATTTACTTGCACATCTGTAGTAAAGTTAGCTGTACCTGAACCTGTAACATTTACAACACTTGTTAAAGAACCACTTGACATAGAAGCTGTTCCGTCTGTTATTGTGCCACCTGTAATTGTTCCAGAACCTGTGATACTTCCAGCACCTGTGATATTACCACCTGTAACTGTTAATGTGCCATCTGTAAGTGTGGTTGATGTTAAACTTGTTAAACCTGCAATTGTTGTTGATGTAGCGCCTAGTGAAATAGATGTACTACCTATAGTTACATCTGAATTTGATAGTGAGGCATTTGCAATATTTGTTAATGTGTTATCAGGACCATTAATTGTTTTATTTGTTAATGTGTCTGTAGTATCTTTAAGAACAATCGTACCTGAAGCATTTGGTAAAGATATACTTCTATCGGCTGTTGGGTCAACAACTGTTAAAGTTGTTTCGAAATTGTCATCTGTTGCGCCTTCAAATATAAATGCGTTTTGTATTTCTACTGCTGTAGAATTAACAGTAGTTGTTGTGCCGTTTACAGTTAAGTTGCCTGTTATAGTTGCACTACCACCTACAGTCAAAGCACCTGTAATATCAACTGCTTCATTTAATTGAATTGAAGTCGAGTCGCTAGATGAAACTGATGTGCCACTAATTTGTAACGCTGTAGATTGAATACCACTTGTACCGTTACCTATTAAGATTGAATTAGATGTAAGAGTAGTAACACCTGTACCACCAAATTCAACACCAATAGTTTCACCGGTTTGATACTCGGCAATACCTGTGGGAGTACCACTTGTAAAGACTAATCTAATTGGTGTTTTATCTGCCATTCATTCCCCCTAAAACAAAAACGCCGGATTGTTATCATCAAAGGCAGCTGCTCCACCACCTAAGACTGGACTTTCTAATCCACTTGAATTTGTATAAACTTCTGTAAAGTTAGCTGCACTTGTATTTATGTTGAATCCTAAATTTGTAGCAACTGTGCCTAAACCTAAAGTATTCGTAAATATTTCTACATTTTTTTGTATTTTTCTCGTAAATGTAAAATCTCTAAATGCTGAACTTAATTGACCAACATCATAACTGTTATGTGTATCTGGTGTTATATCTGTTGTGACACTTGTTAAATCAGCCGCACCAGCAGTTATTGTAATTGTTTTTGTAGTACCTATACCGGATGCTGTTACACCTGTACCTACAAAGTTTAAAGTTGTTGCGCCGGTCGATAAAGAAGAACCCTCATCTTGTACAGTTAAAGCTGATGCACTAGCACCACCGATTTCTTTAATTGTGCCGCTGTCATTAATATAAAATTTCTGATTTGAAGTATCAACGGCTACTTCGCCGCTAACAATATCACTTGTTGTTGGTTGAGCAGTTCCTCTTTTGAGTTTAATTACTGTAGCCACAAAAATCTCCTAATTATATCAATTATTAAAATGTTCCACCATCAATTGCTGTAACTGTAACATTACCTGAAGATACTGCAAAGTTATCGGAACTAAATGAAGCTGAACCAATATTTGATGTTGATGCTAATTCACCAGTAATTGTTAGTGTACTGCCTGAAATTGTTGCATCAATACCTTCACCACCATTAATTGCAAGTGACGAACCTAAACCAACTGCAACTGTAGTTGAACTATCATCTGAGAAAGTAACTGTTGAATTTGCTAATTGATTGTTTGCAATAGTGCCTACAAGTGAACTTGTTGGATAACTTGTTGCATCTGATAAGTCAAAAGCTGGTGTTGCATCTGTGTCGCCTAAGTTAAATGTGATACCACCAATTGAAATTGTTGAATTACTTAACTTCGCATTTGCAATTGAACCAGCCAACATTGCATTTGTAATACCTAATGCTTTGACTTGTAACGCATCACTTGATACTTCAATTGAACTGTCATCTACTTCTACATCTAATTGATTACCTGTTTTACTTAGAGCTGCACCAGCGCTAATTTGACCTGCACCTGAGAATTGCGAGAATGTGATGTTTGTTGTACCGAATGTTGGAACACCATTATGTGTAGCGACATAACCGTTATCTGCGTTATTTGAACCTTGTTCTACAAAGAAGAAAGTACCGCCAGTTAATTCAGCAGCTGTGTCAGCATCTGGACTTCTTGTTAATACAAAAGCTGTAGAACCATCACCTACTGTAGTAACTGTGTAAATACCATTTTGTGTTTGTGTAGTTTGGTCTTTAATAAGAACTCTATCACCTTGACTTGGTGTTACGCCGTCAATTGATAAAGCGCCATTTGAACCAGCAGTTAAAGTACCTGCACCATTGTCATATGTTGCTGATAAGTTTGCTGTTGTAGCAACTGATACTGATTCTTTAACATCTAAACCATTTACAACACCATCAACATATGATTTGTTAGCCGCATCATTGTCAGCTGTTGGAGTTGCAACATTAATAATTTTATTTGAATTAACATCAACATTACCTGTGCCATTAGCATCTAATACTAAATCGCCATTTGAATCTGTAGATGAAATTGTGTTACCATTAACTCTTACATTATCAACATCTAATTGTGTTATACCAGCTATTGATGTTGAAGATGCACCTAAGGCAACTTCAGTTGTACCAAAAGTAACTGAACTGTTTGTTAATGAACTATTAGCAATATCAGATAGTGTATTTGAAGAACCACTAATTGTTTTATTTGTAAGTGTTTCTGTTCCTGCTAAAGTAGCAAATGAACCATCACTTAAAGCTGTATTAAATTCAGCAGTAGTACCTGTTAAAGTACCTTCTGATAAATCTAAAGTTAATGTGTTGTTAGCACTATCAATAGTTTTATTGGTAAGTGTTTCTGTTCCTGCTAATGTAGCAAAAGAACCGTCTGATAATGCTGTATTAAACTCAGCAGTTGTACCAGTTAAAGTACCTTCTGATAAATCTAATGTTAGTGTGTTTGAAGCACTATCAATTGTTTTGTTTGTTAGTGTATCTGTTGAAGTTTCTGTTACAACATTTGAATCTAAGTTTACAGAAATTGTATCACCAGTTACGGCAGTAGTAATACCAGAACCACCTGTAATTTTAAGTGTGTCTGATAATAAATTGATTGTTGCCGCTGTTGATGATTCATCAACAATAGTTAAAGTAGTTGCAACGCTAGCTGTTCCAGCTGCTGTTAATCTACCTTGTTGGTCTACTGTGAAAGTTGGTATAGATGTAGCAGAACCATAAGAACCTGGAGTTACTGCTGTGTCATCTAAGTCAATTGAAATTTCATTATCTGTAACACTTGTTGTAATACCTGTGTCACCTGAGAATGTAATTGTT